AGTTAGCGGTGTACGCCATGACAAAAGCAGGAGAAGATTTTAACCTTACTATTCCGCTTGCGGGGGAGTATAAAATTGGAAACTCATGGAAGGAGACACACTAATGGCAGAAGTTGATACGTTAATTCAAGACATATACAAACTATTAGAAACTAAACAGATACCAGAGGGAGTAGACATTGAGCGAGAATGTGAGGCTTTTGGGCGAACAATGGCAGACACACTACGTGAGCAGCTCCAGCCCTACAGTAGTAGTGGTAAGCTACGTCTATCAGCTATTGGAAAACCAGACAGACAACTATACCATCGTCACAATGGTGCAAAGGGAGAAGAACTTAAAGGGAGTACCTACGTTAAGTTTCTCTATGGTCACCTTGTCGAAGGAATGCTTCTGGCACTAACATCAATTAGTGGACACAGTGTGACAGATGAACAGAAAGAGGTAACTGTCAATGGCGTCAAAGGCCACATGGATGGTCGTATTGATGGGGTGCTTATGGATGTTAAGTCTTGTAGTTCCTTTGGATTCAAAAAGTTCAGAGACAACAAACTGCACCAAGACGATGCGTTCGGGTACATTGCACAGCTTAAAGCCTACGCTTACGCTGAAGGAGACACTACCTACGGCTGGCTCGCAATGGACAAACAAAACGGAACTCTAGCGTGGCTACAGTACGATGAGACAGACACTACAGCCGACTACTACAACGCAGTCAATTGGAATCCAGAGGAGAGAGTAGGAGATATAAAAAAGCTCGTTGGAAGCGACTTGCTTCCGGTCCAATGCTACGAAGAAGTGCCGGATGGCAAGAGTGGCAACATGAAGTTAGCGATTGGGTGCAGCTACTGCGACTACAAGTCCTTATGCTTTCCAGCCCTGCGTACTTACTACTATGCAGGTGGTCCAAGATACTTAACCGTAGTCGCAAAAGAGCCTCGCGTTCTGGAGGTTCCAGATGACTTCTAAAGCACCGAAGTATCGAAGTAAGCTAGAGGCTCTGGTGGCCTCTTTGTTAGGCCCTACGTGGCGCTACGAGCCTTTTAAGGTGGCTTACGTGACGCACAGGAACTATACGCCTGACTTTGTGTACACTACTAAGAACATGCACATCTTAGTGGAAGTTAAAGGGTTCTTCCGAGTAGGGGACACACAGAAGTACAAAGCAATTCGAGATGCGCTCAAGGAAAACCAGGAGCTAGTCTTTTTTCTACAATCTGCGAAAACAAAAGTACGCAAAGGAGCTAAGATGAACATGGGACAATGGTGTGAGAAAGAAAGTATTAAGTGGTTTGAAAGCGTAGAAGATTTAAAGGAGTACGCCGATGGACACTTTTGAGGAACTGTGTGTTAAACTAATGGTTAAGAGCGACATTGAGGACATAATTGATTTGTTACAACTTACACCAGAAGACTTAGTGAGGCGGTTTGAAGACCGACTTGAAGAAAACATAGTAGCGATACGGGAGTTCTTACATGAATGAAAAAACTATATGGCATGAGCTTGATAGGCTGCACAACATAGACCCACCACCACAAAAGCGTCTTAGTGACGCTACGCCACAAGAGTGGGACAATGCGGCTAAAGCCATTAACAAACAGGTAGGCGGTAGTCACTACAAAGAAATGGCAGAGCAGCCAATAGAATTTATTACAGCTAATCAGTTAGGCTTCTGCGAGGGTAACGCTATAAAATACATCTGTCGGTACAAAGCTAAAGGTGGCGCAGAGGATATAGAAAAAGCTATCCACTACCTACAGATTCTTAAAGAAAGCATAGCAGAAAAAGACAAACTATACGGGCTAGGAGGCACAATATGAGCAAGTACATCTACGTGGTAGGGGATAAGAATGCCCCTAAGACTAACCAGTGGGATGCCATGACTAACAACGAAGCGGAAGCAAACCGCCTTGTTAGTGAGGGTGTTGAAGGGACTGTGATGAAAAGGGTCACAGTCAGCAAACCCTTTAAGAAGAAAGAACAATGAATATTGTAGACTTTCCACCCCGTGAGGAGGAGCCGCCAAAACATGCTGGTGAACGTCTAAAGTCACAGCTAGACGAGAGTACCGTTCTTACGTCAGAACATGGTACGTACACTGTGTTCTTTGATACAGGGGACGCTATTGTTATTTTGTCTAACGCCACTAGTGCTGGTGAAGTATTACTCAACCTTGAGAAAGGCAAATTAGCGTTGTTAGCAGAAGTTCTCGACTCAGAGACATAGGAGAATACGTATGGACCAGTACCAAGAATTTATTGCAGCCAGCAGGTACGCTAGGTGGTTGCCAGAACATAAAAGACGAGAGACATGGGAAGAAACTGTAGGGCGTTACGTCCAGTTCTGGGAAGACAAAGGTGTTGTCAATCACACAGACAAAGCTATGTTAAGTGACGCCATTACTTCTCTTAACGTAATGCCTTCAATGCGCTGCTTAATGACAGCAGGGCCAGCACTGGAGAGAGACAATGTTGCAGGGTTTAATTGTTCGTATCTACCTATTGACCATCCTCGCGCTTTCGATGAGCTTATGTATATTTTGCTTTGCGGCACCGGAGTTGGGTTTAGCGTGGAGAGGCAGTACGTGGGCAAACTGCCGGAAGTAGCAGAGACTTTCCACGATTCCGACACAGCTATTGTAGTGCCTGACTCAAAGATAGGCTGGGCTAAGTCGTTCAGGCAGCTTATGTCCCTCCTGTACGCAGGAGAGTGTCCTAAGTGGGACACCAGCAAGGTAAGAGGTGCAGGCGAGCCGCTTAAAACGTTTGGTGGGCGAGCTTCTGGACCACAACCTTTAATTGATTTGTTTGTGTTTACTACTAATATGTTCAAAGGTGCCGCAGGAAGGCGCTTGAGCAGCCTTGAGTGCCATGACTTGTGCTGTATGATAGCCAAGGTCATCGTAGTGGGCGGTGTCCGTAGGAGCGCACTGATTAGCTTGAGTAACCCCAGTGACGATAGGCTGCGTGGTGCTAAGAGTGGTAACTTTGGGTTACTGCACTCTGAGCGATACTTAGCTAACAACAGTGCGTGTTACACAGAGAAGCCAGAGTTTGGTTTCTTCTTGAAAGAAATGGTTGCCTTACATGAGAGTTATTCTGGTGAGCGCGGTGTGTTCAGCAGGGTAGCAGCACAGAAGATTGCCGCTAGGAATGGCCGTAGAGAGTCTGAGCATGACTTTGGTACCAATCCCTGTTCAGAGATTATACTACGTCCTAATCAGTTCTGTAACCTGACAGAAGTTGTCATACGTGCCGAGGACACGCTAGAAACGCTGTGTGAGAAAGTTAAGATAGCTACCATACTAGGCACCTTGCAGTCTACACTGACTGACTTCCGTTACTTACGTAAGATATGGCAGACAAACACAGAAGAAGAAGCGTTGCTGGGCGTGTCGTTGACTGGGATTATGGACCATGAGGTGTTGTCTTCCAGTGAGCTAAACGAAACAAAACGCTGGTTAACCACAATGAAAGAGGTAGCAATTGAAACAAATAAAGAATGGGCGAAAAAGCTGGGAGTCAATCCAAGCGCAGCTATTACTTGCGTTAAGCCTAGTGGTACTGTTAGTCAGTTGGTCAACTCTGCTAGTGGTATTCACCCTAGGTTTGCTCCTCACTATCTGCGTACAGTTCGCGCAGACATTAAAGACCCACTCTCAGAGTATATGGCTTACTATGGTTTTCCTCACGAAATATCTGTGGAGTCGGATTCAACTCTGGTTTTTGGTTTTCCAGTGGCAGCTCCCGTGGGTGCGGTATGCACAGCAGAAGTGGGCGCTATGGAGCAGCTACGCTTGTGGAAGGTATACCAAGACTACTGGTGTGAACACAAGCCGTCTATCACAGTGTACTACAAAGATAATGAGTTTCTACAGGTAGCTGCGTGGATGTGGGAAAACTTTGATGTAATGTCAGGCATCTCACTGCTACCGTTTGACGGTGGGGTATACCAGCAAGCCCCGTACCAAGAGATTACCCAGGATAAATATAATCAGCTTTCGGGGGAAATGCCAGTCTTCAACTGGGAAGAACAAGCGTCCTTTGAACACAACAGCGACTCCACACTAGGCTCACAAGAGTTAGCCTGTGCTGGTGGCAGTTGCGAATTACCATGAAACACTGTAATAAGTGTGGCGAGGATGACCAAGAGGCTTTTAGTCCTTCTAAAAATACAAGTTGCAAGCGGTGCGAGGCGGGCAGAGTTAGGGCGTGGCAGAAAGCCAACCCTGAAAAAGAAGCAGCTAAAAAAAAGGCTTGGAGGAAAGCCAACTTTGAAAGAGACTTATTTAACAAGAGAGTTTGGAGGAAAGCCAACCTCGAAAAAATAGCGGCTAGCAGTAAGGCTTGGAGGAAAGCCAACCCTGAAAAAAATCGGACCAGCAATAAAACTTGGAAAGAAAAAAACGTTGGTGCCGTTCGAGCGCAACGCGCAAGGCGCAGAGCAGCTAAACTACAGCGCACTCCCGTATGGTCAGAGACTGAGAACATTAAAGGCGTATACTTAGAAGCACAACGCCAGCAAATGCAGGTTGACCATATCATACCCCTTAAAGGTAAGCTGGTGTCTGGCTTGCACGTTTGGGGTAATTTGCAACTACTGACTCCCAAGGATAATTATTCCAAAGGAAACAAATTTGACGTAGAAAAATTTAATAGCTGGAGGGACTAACACATGAAAAGTTTATATTTGAATGAGTATCAATTGATGGCAGCAGAGACTGCTAATTACGATGACCCTATCTATCCGATAGCGTCACTGATGGTAGAGTCAGCAGAGTTAGCCGACATATTCATTAAGCCGTGGTTACGGGGGGATGATGGTGACCCTGACAGACAAGAGGTTGTCGCAGAGGCAGGGGATGTACTGTGGAACCTGTGCAGTCTACTGACAGACATGGGTATTACTTTAGAAGAAGTAGCTACCTACAACATTAAAAAACTAAAGTCGCGTCAAGAGCGTGGCGTAATCGCAGGTAACGGAGGTAATAGATAATGACGATGACACCAGAAATAGCACAAGCAACCGCACAGTTTTTACAAAGAGTTACTTTAAGCCCTTCGGAGATTGAGGCTTTCGCAGCAGTGATGAAGGAACTAGGAGAAATTGTAAGCCCTAGTTCTGACCCCATCGTTGGGCCTGACCAGAGCGAGAGTCAAGATGCGTAAAATTAGGATACCTGCCTACCGATACACCTATACTCTCTACGTAGTCAGCTACTTCAGAAGGGGGTATACCTTTAAGTTGTACGTCAGACGCTCTCCCAAGCGTGTGCTGCGAGGCTTTAGCGCCACCTACAGCGGCGTTGTGAGCAAGACAACGACAACCTGACGTAATGGTGACAGGGACTTTAAAGTGGAGCCTGACGGCTTCCAGAGTCTCTAAGAGGATGGAGTCTACGGTATTAAAGCCACAGCCACACTTGCAAGCAAACTCAGAGCGTTTAAAGTATTGTGAAAGCTGTGCCATTAATCGTAGTCTCTCTTTTTAAATGTTTTATAAGTTGAATATACTTTAATTACAGCAAGTCCTAAATTCATAATAAGAAGGACTCCTGTACCTAACATTATCCATTCATTGAGTTGTAAGCCCAACACTGTCCCTGCGGCAACACCATAAACAACAGGCTGCGTTACTAGAACTGCATTCTCTACAGTTTTACTCACTGCGTTCACCGGAATCATCCATGTAGTTCCCATACATACAGCAGCGCGGCAATCCATGCTACAGTGTTAACAGAAGCCAGCACCATAGTAACGTGGCCCCAGAAGTACGGGGCTGCTCTAGCAGACTCTACGTGCAGGTTAGTAATCTTATGGATTTTATCTTTTAACCTTGCATCCTTCAGCTCTTGCCAAGGCCCCCGCATAGCAGGGTGGTACAAGTATTTAAACTCTGACTTTAGTTTAGCTAAGTCTCTAGCTAACCCATCTTTCCCTTCGTAATCAAACTGGTCGCTCATCGTGATGCCACTCCTTTAGTTTTCTCTAGTGTCCTTGCGCCTGTTAGCCCTAACATACCCATTAGTAACGGAAGCATGACAGTCATATCTAGGGGCTGCATGATAATAGGCGTGTAAGCCTCTACAATCGGTCCTCCCATCGGTATAACCACGTAGTTGATACCCAGTGCAAAGACAGTTAACCAGCCACAGGCGGGACGCCAGCCGCCTTTAAAAAGGGATTCGCTAGAGGCTTCAGCTTTATTTATCTCAAGCTGGGCTATCACCTGTGCGTGTGCGTTCTGTTCAGCCATCGTAGCTATCTTGTACGATATTTCTGCTTGTTTATCCTTGTCTACAATA